CCGACGATGTGGCTGACACCGGCGCGGGCCATCGACGCGGTGGTGGCAGCGAGCCAGCTGGGGTTCTCGTCGTACCAGCACAGGATGCCGATCATCGAGATCAAGTGTAACCTCGCAGTGGCAAGACCTCCGGGCGGTTCCTCCAGAAGTCGATCGTCGCCCAGTAGCAGGGGTCGCACAGCCGGAAACAGCCATTCAGCTGGGGCATGTCCATGTTCTTGGCGTTGAGGAGCGTCACGCCCCATTCGCCCGAGTTCGGACGACCACAGGAAGCGCACTGCGCATAGTCTACTCCGGCGACTGGTGCGCGTTCAGCCACAGCCATGCCCGGCCACCTCCGGCTCTTGGCGCATCGCGTCGGACCAGGCAGCCCACGCGTCTGCCTCTCGAAGGGCATTCCGCGGCCCGGGGACGCCATCGGACGCTCCGCGAAGGGGTTTGGCCGGATTCCCAGCCCAGACCTCGCCCGCGGGCACGTTATGGATTACTACGGCGCCCATGCCGATCCTGGCACCGTCACCCACCTGGACATATGGCTTGAAGGTAGCGCCCTGACCGACCCGGACGTTGCGACCGAGCACACAGTGCCCGCCCACGCTGGTGAGCGGCGCGATCTCGCAGCCGGTGCCGATCACCGCGTCGTGCCCGATATGGACCTTTTTCATCAGCCACACGTCGGCGCCGATACTGGTGTGGGCCAGCATGCCAGCGTCCACCGTAACCAGCGCCTCAATGCGAGCGCTGGCGTCGATCCTGGGCGGATAGACGACATCGCCCGGTCGCCAAGCGCGGTGCTCCGGCGGGTCACCGATCACAGCGGTCGGGTGGATCACCTAGTCTCCTTCTTGGCGTGGCTGGCCGCTGCTGGCTTCGGCTTTTGCTGCTTCTCAGCCCCGGCCGGGGTCTGCAGCTTCTTCAGCAGGTCGGTGGCCTTGTCCACGGTCTTTTGGTCGCCACGCATCTGGGCGGCGTTGCGCTCACCCTCGAGGTGGTTCTGGTAGCTCTGGTCGCTCTGAAACTCTGATCGGTCACGCAGTTCAGCTGTCATGAATCCTCCATCTGATCTCGGCCGGGATGAGCCCGACCCACAGTGCTTTCTTGGGGTCCTGGTCGCCCTGGTTCCACCGCTCTTTCACGTGCTGCACCTCGCCATCGCGGACGGCTAGGATCTCGAGCCCGGCCCGGCCAAACAGCTGGGTCTGGGCGGCGTCGTTGGCGTTACCCCGCGCCGGGAACGGACAGTTCAGCCACACCTGGCGGGTAGCGGTGGTGAACGCGTAACCGGCGAAATAGGTGGGGAACACCGGCGGCTGTTGGCGCACCTGGTCGCGGCTCATCAGCCGGATCTCCGAGCCGATCATCGGCTCAGCTGTGAGGTTCACCCGCTCGTCGTCCTGCGCCAGCCTCGAGTAGCCGGTGACCACTGCGTCCGGGTGAGCGTCGTGCGCTGCCAGCACGGCAGCGAGAGCTTCGGGGGTAACGATCGCGTCGTCGCTGATGATGGAGTAGCGGTCGTAGTCTGTGTGCTGGACGATGTGGTTGACCGGCAGGTCGGCCTCTGTGTAGCCGGTGAGCCATGCCTGGTCCACAGGCAGCGCCTCCAGCGAGTCTGTGCACTCGAGGATCTTGCGGGGGTTCATGATCAAAAGTAGTGTGTTCATCAGCGGGGTGGGGCGCCGAGCCGAAGCCCGGCGCCCCAGGGTACCTATTAGAAGGTCGGCGTTACAAGCCCGGCACCCGACACGACACCCGAAGCGGCAGGGTATCGACCGGCGGTGAATGCAACATAGCCGAAGCAGACCAGCTGCACCTGCAGCGATGTGCCTGCCTGCTGCTCGAACGAGAGCGTAACCGGGTCGCCACTGCGCTCCCACAGGTGGACCACCGGGGACGCCATCACGATGATGCGGTCCTCGTTGGTGCCAGCGCCCAGGTTGGTCGGGATGTTGGCGTCCGTGTAGACCGGCAGTCCCAGCAGCGAGCCAACCGATCCGTAACCGGCGGCGTCTCCGACACCGGCGGCGTTCTGGTACACCTGGCCGCTGATCCCGAAGATCGGCCGACCAGTGGTGTCCGTCGCGGCGTTGAACATACCCCAGCGCCGGGGGTGCATCACGATCTTGTCGGCCACATAGCCGATTCCGCCCATCGCCACGTTGATCTGCTGAATCACGTCTGCGATCTTCGGGAAGATACCAGCTACCGATGCGGTGGTGGCCGTCGAGGTCGAGATGCCGGACGTGGCGAGCACGCCCAGGATGGTAACGCCGGTGCCCGGACCGCTGATGGCGCCCGAGTCGAGCGTTGCCCAGTAGCGAGCGGTCAGGTCCTCGAACAGGATCTGGTCGTCATAGGCTGCGCGCTCGATGGCCTGCCGAGAAACTGGCAGGTAACCGGCGATGGTGCGCACGTTGACCGTCAGGTCCGTCTCTGCGGGGTCCTGAGTGGTCGCCGCGGTGTTCTCTGTCTGCATACCTGCCGCGGATGCGGTGGTGATGCGGGGAACCACGATCGACATCCCGGTATCGGGAAGTGTCGCGCCGTTGCACTGGTCGCAATAGACGCGTCCGTTGCGAGCGGCCTTGGCGTACAGGTCCAGCAGGTACGCCGGGGGGATCAGGCCACCGTAGCTGCTGGCGGTCGTTGCCCGCTTCTCGATCTCGTGCGCCTGGTGCTTGGCCAGCCGCTCCGATGCCTCGTGGTCACCCTTGACCTGGGACTGGTACATGTCGAAGAAGAACGAGCGGCCCTCCCTAACGTACATGTCCGGCTCGCTCAGCGAGAGAGCGCGCTTGTCCGCCACCTGGACCGGTCGGAACTGCTGCCGGGCGCGGTCCAGAGACTCGCGCTTTTTCAGCTGCTCCTCCCGAAGCTCGACCAGCGCAACCGCGTCGTACCATGCGGCCTCTCGCTCTTCCAGCGCCGATTCATGGTCGAGCCGGTCCTTCTCCTCTTTCGGGATCGGCTGGGTGCGAAGCTCTTCGATCTCGTCGCCCAGCTGGTTCATATCCGCGACTGCCTCGTTGTAGGCGTCTCGGATCTCGGTGAATGTCAACTTCTTGACATCCTTACTGTCCGTGCTCATGATCACCTCTTGGGGTATCGTTCTTTGGCTCTGCGGATGCCGCGTAGCACCCGCTCTGTTTCGACGATGCCCTCCATGTCAGAGCCGACATCGTTCCCGCCCACCGCTGGGGTGCCGACGGGGAATCCCAGCTGCATGCCGTAGCTGCGCAGCTGAGCGCTGGTCTGCGAGTAGGCGCCCTGGGGCGTTGCGCAGACATCGTACAACGTTCCGATCTCCTGGATGGTGCGGTGCTCGGTTTCCTGCCCGCCATCTTCGCTGTTGGTAACGATCTCGTCCTTGGCGACGGTGAACGCGAAGCTGGCTTGCCGCACCACGCCGGTGCGCATCTTGCTTGCCATCGCCACCCCGTCCGGGTCGTCGCGGGCCACCTTGGCCCGGAACCTCAGCCCGTACTGGTCGGCTGCAAGCTCGAGCGAGCCCGGCTCACCCGCTGGCACATCCGTAGCCGCCACGGCTCGGTTCATGTCGTGGCCGAAGTTGAAGTGAACCACCCCGTCTGGCTTGGAAAGCGCCTGGGTGCGCAGCACCACGTCGAACGCTGCTGGGTCCACCGACTCGGTAAGCTCGAGATATTTGCTCGAGTAGAGGGTCGTTGCCTGGTTGAATACCGCCGCGTAGCCGGTCATCGTCCAAGTGTTGTCGCCGCTGCCGCTGGGGTCGCGTACCTCGATCTCGGTGAGCGGCGCCACCGCGTACCGTAGCTCGTCCATACTGGCCTCCGATGTGGCGCCCTGCCAGGGCGGTGAGATGCCGTCGTCGTTGTATTTCACAGCCGCTTTGCGATAGTACGCGGCGATTTTGCGCTTTACTCCCGGGACATCCGAACTGGGGATCGATACGCCACCCATCGCACCCTGGATCGCGGCGGCGGCGGCGGTCACTCCGGCCCACACCGCATGCAGCCCGCCGCCGGGGCTGGCGAACGGTAGCTTGTACGCCGCCAGCGTCTCCGGGTCGCCGTTGGGGTCACGCCAAAAGAACGCCTTGCCATAGTCGTCCGGGTGCAGCGCCTTGCGCGCCGCCGCGGCGTCCCAGGTTTCATCTCTCGACCCTAGCCCTAAGGTGGTGCTGCCGCTTGCTGCCCTCATGTTCCCGCTCCGTTCATCGCTGGCATCGGATCAGCTGGCACGGCGCCGTTCATGGCGGGGTTCGGTCCGCCACCCACCGGTGTGATCTGCGGGATGGCGCCGACTCCATCGGGGTGCGGCGGCATGCCCAGCAGGGCTCGAGCTTCGTCTGGTGTGAGCGTGCCGTCCTGGATACGCAGGTGCATTACGTTAGCCTCTGTCAAGATGTCGCCGCGCACGAACCCGTTCGTGTCGAAGTGAGCATAGCATGTTATGCCGGGGGGGAACAAATCTTCGTCGGCGCTGATCGCGTTCTCGATGCGCTCGAGCCCGGGGCCAAGCCCGAACCTTAGCCAGATCCCCAGGTCGTGCTCGAGGTCTTGGCTCTTCTCCAGCTGCACCATCAGCAGCGACGAGGGGACGCCCATGATCTGCCCGGCGTCCTCAGTGCTCAGATGGGCCATTTCAACGAACCTGGAGTCGGCCGGGGTGAGTCCGATCGGCTGGATGCTGGCGCCGCCCCCGACGATGGCGGTGGTGTCGCCGCCGGTGCCCTCGTAGGTGGCTTGCCAAGCTTCTCGCCATTCGTTGGCCTGGTTCTGGGTCACGCCCGGGGGGAACGTCACCGCCAGCTGCACCGCGCCGCCGCGCTGCCACATCCGGGTTTCGTGGTGCATCCTCGATATCGAGCGGTTCATGGTGTCTCGGAATACCGACACGGGGCTGGGTGCCTCCAGCGCTCCACCGGCGCCGTGGCCGCGGATATGCAGGATGGTGTCTGGGTTGAGCCCTTTGTACTTGGCCGCGCCCCGGCCCACCGGGTCAACGTATCCCTCTTGGACCTCGACCGTCCACTGCTGGCTCTTGGTGCAGGTCACCTGGTCGGGGTGCAGCGCGTACCAGCTGATCACCCGCCCGGCATCTTTCAGCTTCCAGATGTAGGCGTTGCCTCGATAGCACAAGCTCTCTTCGACCGTCTCCCAGAAGTCGTGCCGGGTCTGGTACTCGTTATAGCGCTGCTGGTCGAACAGCTTCGCCTGCCAGTTCTCCACGTCCTTGGCGAGCGGCCCTTCGCCCTCGGCGCGAGGTGACGTCACGAAGGTCTCGGTGTCCACTCCGCAGTCGATCACCTCGATCCGCCGGGGATGGCCCGGCAGCCGCAGCGCCAGGTACTCCGACACGCAGATAACCGCCGCCGCACGGCTCACCACGCGGCGCGTCAGCCCGCCCACCAGCGGCACCGTGCCGACGTTGGCGACATCCTGCCCGTGCGCCGTGATCACGAACGGCGCACCCGCCGCCATCGCCACCAACCCGGTCGGCACAAGGTAATGGGCGTAGATCACATC